CGGCGTGCCGACCCATTCCTGCACGTAGCGCGTGCTCACGCGCCCCGTCCCGGAGGCCGGGTATACGGTCACGTTCACCTTCCCCGCGCGCAGGTCCGCATCCAGCGCCGCCGCGTTTGGCCAGCCGCGATAGATCCGGCAATCCGGCCCCGGTACGCTCGCCGTATCGGGACCGTTCGGATAGAGCGCGGTCGCCACCAGCCCAACCAGCGCCGTCTCTACATCCGCCTGGTCGGCCATCAGGTGATCGCCTGCTTCACGGTCAGCCGCCAGCCCAGCGCGGTCAGCTCCGCCGCGGAGACGACAGCACTGCGCCCCAGATCGTCGGTCATCAGGTCGGCGGGCAGCAGCAGCACCCCGGGAAACGCCGGCAACAGCACGGTCCAGTACGGCACCGTGCTGTCGGACGGCAGCCCTGCCTCCGGCTGCCCGCCGCCCGCCGCCCCCATCACGCTCGCCGGCCAGTTGGTCAGCAGCGGCGTGGTAGTCGTCGCGGTCACGCCACCATAGGCGTTCACCCCCGTCGTGGATGGAGCAACGGCGCGCGCGAAAGAGACCACCCGGGTCGTGCGGACGCACAGTACCGGCAGCAGCGGCTCCTGCGAGGCAATGAACCAGACCCCGCCGCCCCGTTGCACAAGGTAGTCACCCGGCTGCGTGTAGGCCGCATCGAAGATGCCGTGCACCAACGACTCGCCGTACCCTTCGGGCCGCAGGAACTTCCCCATCATCCCGGTGAACAGCGCGTGCAGCCGCAAGTAGCGGTTGGTCGGATCGAGCGGGTTGGTCACGTCGCTTGGTCGGTAGGCGTCCATACTGGCGCCGGCCGTCCGCGCGGCGACGTTGAATCCCCACTGGATACGGTCCTGGATGCGATTCTGCGCCATCTACACCACCCAGGTGATGCCGCCGTCAGTCAACGCGGGCCCGGGCGGCACACCCAGGAACCCGCACAGCCGCCGTCGCCAGTCGTCGAACAGCCGCGCGCGGTCCCGCGCCTCATCCCGATTGCGGGTCCACACTGCCGCTTGATCGGTGTCCATCCCATCCCCGGCGCGTGGCACCGCGAATTCCAATGCCGCGAGTTGCGCCAGATAGGTCAGCACCACGTTGGTCTCGGCCGTCGAGAGGTTGTTCAACCGGAATTCCAGCAGGCCGTACACCTGATAGAATCGCCAGTTGTCGAACCCCGCTGGCGTCGCGCCATAGGCCGGATAACCGCAGAACCGGCGGATATCCGTCTTCTGCGCATCGGTGAACATCAGATGAAGGATCCGTCGCCGACAGTGAACAGCACGCTGCCGCTGCCGCTCGCGAGCACCGCCGCAGCGTAGGTAATGAGCGAGTTCGCCGCCAGCATCACCCGCGCGCCTGGCAATACCGGCATATCCGCCGGGCTTGCCGTCACCGAGGGATCGGCGCCGAAACGCACGAACGCGAGCGCAGCGGTGGTGTTGGTCACCACCACCGTCTCACCGCCACCGGCTAGCGCGACACTCGCGGAGCCGGTGCCGGCCGCCAGGCTCACCGTTCCGGCGGGGCGGAACGGCTGGGTTGATCCGATCGCCATGTCACTTCCGCCCCTTCGTGGTTCAGCCGATGTGCTCGATCATCACCGCGCGCTTGAACGCAGCGTTGGTCGCGGTCGGGATGGTGGTCGGGTTGGTGGTGGTATCGGACGGGGTGCAGAACCCGCCGATCCAGTACCAGGATTGGGCGATGATCTGCTGCAGCCGATCGAGCGGCTCGCGGGTCACCATCGCAACGCCGTCGACCAGATGCACGATCGAATCCTTCGGCGCCACGTCGTCCGCCGCCATGCCGGCGAAATCCCCCTCGATCAGCGCACCCTGGCCGCAGATGATCGGCCGGCGCACCATCAGACCCGCCAGGGTGGGATGCGGCTGCACGAATGCCTCGGTGGTCGGAATGAAGCGCAGACCCAGGAACTGGTTCACCATGCCGCGGCGGAATACCTGGTTGGCCGAGGTGGCCCCCTGGAACAACTGCTTGAAATCCGGATCGGCGAACAACTGACGCGCCGACACGGGATCGAGGTAGCAGTTGTACACGCCGTCCACTTCCGGCACCGCGTTCATCCGCAGCTTGGAGACGGCGTCGAGCAGGTTGCTCATGGTCAGCGTATCGCCAGCCAGCAGCCCGCCGGTATTGCCGCGTGCCGCCGGGCGGAGGATGACCGAGGCATTGGCTGCGGTCACGGTGTTGCCCGCGGTGCCGTCCGACACCGACACGTTGGTCGAGAACGTCAACAGGCCGGAAACCCCGTTCGGCGCGGTAGAGACGTTGATGGCATCCGCCACGCTGCCGATCAGCGTATAGGCGTCCGCCCCGACCGTGACGGTCAGCGGGTTGGCGCTGCTCACCGGCTGCTGCACGCCGTTCACAAACCCGGTCAGGAAACCACGGACGTCATCAACAGCCAGCGCCGGTCCGGTAGCTCCGAGCGTCACGCGCACCCTCGTGTTGCCGCCGAAATAGCTGTTGAACAGCGCATTGCGCGCCAGCTCGTCCAGGCTGCGCGCCGCCTGCTCGCCGTTCACATAGGCGTTCTGCAGAAACTGGCTGGCGATCCCAACCCGGCTCGTCACCATGTTGAGATCGGTGGTGGCGGCGTAGTGGTTGATGGTGATGGTGTACTGTTCCACGCCCCAGGTGGTCGGCGATAGCCCGTTGTCGAAATTGTTATTCGACGCCGGCGGCAGCGGCGTGGTCACGCTGGGCTTCAGCCCGGCGCGGGTCTTGGTGAGCGTCTCGCCGATGCCCACCGCGATCTCCTCGCGGTCGGCGATCGCGCGATAGCCCAGGCGGGAACGCAGCGCCTGCTCGAACTCGCGTTCCAGGAAGCCCTGCTGGATGATTGGCTGCAGGGCGGCGGGGAAATTCTGGATACCCATGCCGGGAGCTCCTTCGGATCAGAGGAAAGCGAGGTCCGCGATCAGCCGCGGCGCTTCAGCAAAGCCGCGCGTGCGGCCCGGTACTCGTCATCAGTCATTTCGGTAGCAAGCTTCTGGCGCGGCGGCTGGGCCGCCGGCGGCTTGGCGCTGGCCGAGGAGGAGGCAGATCCGAACAACCACGGCTTCGATCGCTTCAGTCCGGAGATCAGCGCGCTACCGCCCTCGATCTCCCCGCTCGCATTGAGCTTCACACCGGACAGGTCGATCAGCTTCAGCCCGTCCAGGTCGACGATGCCCGCGCGCAGCGCCTCCGCCTTCAGCTCCGCGAGCACCAACCGCGATTGTGCTTCCCGCTGCAGTTCGCCAAGCTGGCGTTCCAGCGCCTCGGCGCGGGCGCGCAGTTCGGCCATCCCGTCCGCGGCAGATTCCGCGTCGGGTGGAGTCTCCGATTCCGGCATCAGGGCGTCCTTGGTAATTGAACAGGGGGATCGGTGGCGATGCGGGCAAGTTCGGCCGGCACATCCTCGATGTCGTAGGTGGCAGCGATCGACTTCACCGCCGTTTCGCGGCTGATCTGGCGGGCGGCGGCCAGGGTGGCGAGCGTCTGCGCGTCCTTCATCCGGTCGTCCGCGGTGGGTGCCACCCAGCGTGGCCAGGTCAGGCCGAGCCGTGCAGTGGGATCGAGCGGAGGGATTTCCTCGCCCATGACCGAAAGCCGATAGCGCTGCGCAGCCCGCAGGACCATGCGTGCAAGGCCCAGCAGTGCACCCTCGCCGTAGCTCACCCGCAACGTATCGGCGAGCGAGATCAGGCCTTGGTTCATCAACTCGATGGCGCGACCCGACTGCGCCGCGGTCAGACGGTCGGCGCTGGCGCGGTTGCCGTGGATGCTCTCGAGCGCCATCTCCCGCAGGACGCGCACGTAGTCGAGCACCGCGGCGGATGCGGTGCCCCCGATTTCCAGCAACTTCGCGTCACCCTTTTCGCTCACCACCAACGCATTGCCAGCGCCCTTGACGATCTCGCTGTCGCTGGTCGCCGGCTCCTTGATGAGCAGGGTCGGGTCGCTGCTGTATTTCAGGCCCCGTCCGGCCTGGCTCAACTGGTAGTCGATCTCGATCTGAGTTTCGATCGCTGGTCGGAACGTGCAGGCGCCGTCGTTCGGGTCGCCCGATGCCGAGGGGCCGGGCAGGTTGCGCACCCACACCATTGGCACGAAGCCAAGGTCGTGTGTCACGGTCCGGGTCGGATCGACCTCTGGAGCCGCCACGATGCCTACCGGTACAGGCAGATACCAGGTCTCCGTCTGGCGGTCCCAGCGGCGCATGAACCAGTATTCGGCCCCAGGATCGTCGATCGCATACCCTTCGGCGACCAGTTGCGCGCCGGTGACCTTGTACTTCTCGTTCACTGCGATCAGGGTATCCGGAGCCTCCGGGTCCCAGGAAGGCGTGAGATAGGTGCTCTCCAGGGCACTGAAGAACAGTCGCCCGCGCAACACCCGCATCAGGATCGCGACCGAGCCGACCGAACCACGCAGCGCCGCCTCGGTCATGACCTGGTTGAGTCGCGTGTCCTTCACCAGATCGGCGAATACGCCACGGATTGTCGAGTCGGTGCAGTCGATCGCCGGGAAATGTCCCTCGCTGAACAGCAGCGCGACGCTGTCTTCCACGACAATCCGGCTGAGCGCGTAGCGTACGCTCGGACGCCGGTTGCGCAGAGGAATGTACTCCCCGCCGGCGCCCCGTTCCTCGTGGAACTGGTGCGGCAGCACGTCGTACAACGTGCCATCCAGCACCCGCTTCAGGATGTCCAGCATCCGGCTGCGCGCCGAATAGTCCGGATCGCGCGGGATCAGGTCGCAGATGGTTTCGAACATGCTGTCCTGGTCTGCTAACGGGCGAAAAACGGGACTGCGATCCGGCGGCTGGGCGCACTCATCTCGGCGGCAATCGTAAAGCCGCGTGACAGCGCATCGACCTGGTCGTCCTTGCGACCGTAGGGAAAGTCACGCAGCTCATCGATGAAGTCGTGGTTCCATGCGGCATGGACCAGCGCGAGGTTCCCGGCCTCGATCTGGGCCGCAACCGGCAGAGCCCGGGTCAGTTTTGATCCGGTCTCGCGCGATGTGATCACCTGGTAGCCAGCGAGCTTGCGCACGTAGCTCGCTACCTGGGATTTGCCGGCTTGGCCTGGGTCCTCCGGCAGACTGACGAGCACCGATTTGCCGTCCTCTGCCGCCGCGCCAAGCAGGGCCTCCTCCACCTGGAGCGCGCTGGTCCGTTGTCGTACCATATCCAGCACGACCAACCTTCCGGCGGCGTCACGCAGCAACTTGATGCCGACCGTATAATCGGGATCGTTGCGTCCGTCGGAAGCAGTCGCGGCGAGGTCCCAGGCCCGCACGATCACCCCCCCCGCCAAGTTTGGCGGTGCGGAGATGATCTCGATCTTGGTGACCTTGAACAGGCTGCCCTGCGAGGGTCGCGGCGTCTGTTGGTAGAGTGCTGACCAGACCCGTTCGCCGACCTGGTCACGCTTGCGCAGAAGCGCCGCCTCGTCCTCCCATTCCGGCCACAACGCCTGGCCGGGTAGCCGGCCCAGCGGGTCGTCCGCCTCGGCCAGGGCCGGCAGCCGCAGCACGGACCACTCCCCCGGGTTGTGGTCGAGCAGTCGTGCCGCCAGATCGTCCTGATGCCAGCGGGTCATCACGATCACGATCCGTCCCCGCGGCTTCATCCGGGTGACCAGATCGGAACGGTACCAGTCCCACAGGTGGTTGCGCTGGCGCGGGCTTTCGGCATCGGCCAGGCCGCGGATCGGGTCGTCGATGATTGCGAGGTCGGCCCGCCGCCCGGTGATTGGCCCGCGGACTCCGGTGGCAAAATACTGACCGCGGGCCGAGGTAACCCAGCGTGACGTCGCGCGCTCGCCACTCTGCAGCTCATAGCCCAGGGCTGTTGCGTGCTCGATCACCAAGCTCCGGGCCTGGCGGCCGAAATGCTTGGCCAGGTCGGCGGTATGGCATGCCGCAATGATCGAGGTGCCCGGATGGCGGGCGAACCACCAAACCGGAAACAATATCGAAGAATAGGTTGATTTCGCCGCTCCCGGGGGCATCAGCACCATGAGCCGGTCGATCGTCCCCTCGGAGACCGCCTGTAGCCGCGCCATGAGCAGCCGATGATGCGCGGCTGGCACCAGCCCGTCTGCACCCATGACATGTTCGGCCCATGCCACCAGATCGTCCCGGATCGCCTCCGGAGCCGAACCGGGTTCGAGTCGGTCGGGCGCAGGCCCCTCTGAGCGGCCCAGGGCGCGCGACATCGATCGGTGGCGGGGACGGAGGCGAAAAACGCAGCAGCCGCTGGTCGCTCAGACCGAAGCAATGGCGCCGAGGCGCCCAGCTTCTGTGCCGTCCGCGCAAACCACCATCATGCCAATTCATATACCCGAAATTGGGGCGAGTGGGCAAGGCTTTTTTTCTTAACGAAGGACTTAATTCCTTTGGCGGCTCACACTGCGGCGATCACCCGGAGGGCCACCCCCCTATCGTGATTCCTCCGGTCGCCATTTTTGACGGATATTCACGATCGCGTGAGCGGTTTTAACGATTGGACCCGCTGTTTTCCGTCAATCGTCATGCGGCAGAATACGCCACCGCACAACTCCGGCACACATCGACGACACGCCATACCGTTGGGGAAAGTCATGAACCATCTCGCCGAACCTCTTCGCATCCCATCCGCGCTGCGCCCCCGGGCCGTCGCGTCCCGCCCGTGCCGCACACCGCTGGTCCTCGTGGTGGAGGACGGGGTCAGGCTGAGCGAAGCGATCTATGGACTCTGCGAATTCCTGCACGTCGGGGTCGCGACCATCGGCGGGGAGGGCGATCTCGCCCGCACCCTCCGCGACTCCCGGCCGATGGCTGTCCTGGCCGAAATGGACGGCAAATCGCAAGACGGCGGCTATGTGATGATGCGCATCGCCGAGCACGACCGGACCCTGCCGCTCATGCTCCTGACCGGCCCCGATCCGGCCTTGGTCGGCGCAGCGGAGGCAATCGAGGAACTCTGCGACCTGTCGGCCGTCGCCCGGCACCTGGTGCTGCCAACCATTGGGGAGGTCGTCGAGTTCCTGTTCCGCGCCGGCCAGAGTGGTTCGTGCCTTGGATTAATGCCTGCCTGA